AAAAGTAACTATGAGCCAACATATGCTCAATGACGAAGACGCCATCAATGATGTCAATCCATTTGTCTCACGCGATTTCTCCCTTCCAGGGGGTGTGAGACAGACGGGTGATTTCGAAGACTTTACTGAAATTAGGTCGGAAAATGGTATACCAGCTCCAGAACGTAGTGTCTATTGCGACTATGGTCTTTGTGCGGAATCGACATCAAAGTGCTCTTTATCTAGACCACTTCACCCACGAAGAAACATAGATAAAGGTTTTACAAACAACAACCGGAAATTTGTTATTCCTCAAGTTGTTGTGGGTGTAGCGAATAACCCAAAGATGTCCATTGTAGGAGCTTCTATCTGCCTCTTGGCTATCGCTCTAACTCTATACTACGCAAGACGTCGGTAAAGTATTCAAGTCTTGACTCATCGTCACACCTCTGTACCAAATCCGCAAGTGTTTCAACACAAAACTTCTTAATAAACTCCCTCTGCCAAGCACTCTTCACGTTAATACGAGGTGCTTGGAATGTGGGATCCAAAATTCTACTCGCATGAGCTGTGCGAATGTATGTAGTCACATGTTGCTTTTCCGCGATGATATTTTCAAGGGCAAGTTCTGCCATTTTTTGTCTAACTTCAAAAGTCTTTTTACACATAGTGTCAAGGAACTTTTCATATGGAATTGATTGTGTCTTGGACTTCAAGATCACCCAATCTGCAAGGGGTTTGGTATTTATGTAATCCATGTAGGTTTCGTACCCCTTTCCACAGACAAATCGTTCATATTCAATCTCCACATAATCCAGACCAGAGTCAATGTCATAGACGGCCTTGGCCGACTTAATGAATGAAGACATTTGGTTTAAAATGTACTTTATTCTCTAAGCAAAAAAAACCTTAACATAAAATAAGTTACGACATGGCTAGACGTGCTCCAAAGGCTAATCCCATACTACCACTATTTGTCGTACTATTCATATGTTGCTGCATTTTTGTGGTAGTAGCTGGTGCAGGCGGGTCTTATATTGCATTTGGTAAGCCCAAGACAACATCCACCGCGGGTGCATCTCTTCCAAAGGGACGGTACATAAAAATAGAACATACCAAAGAAGATACAGTTATAAATCTTACAGACTTCCACGTTTTGAATGATTCATATGAAAATATATCAAAGGGTAAGACTGTTACCGCAAATTCTGTAAATTCCGCCGGTCCAATGGCTAATCTTGTAGATGGAACATATACCAATCACGCTGAAACAAATGGTCCAAATACAGAAAAGGATTGGATTGAAATTGATTTGGGTGAAGAGCATGAAATTAGAAAATTCGTCATGCTTAACAGACACGATTGTTGCAAAGATAGAACAATTGGTGTTAAAGTAAAGGTTTATGATAAAGCTAAAAGATTTATTAAAGAAACGCCTGTGATAGAAGAAGAAAAGGTTAGATACACATTTGAGTTTAATAAAAATAATGAACCTGTTAGAACTGCGTGGAAGTAAAATATATAAGTAATATATAGATATGTCTGCACCTTTAGTGGGTCTGGTTGTTGCGTGTGTAAGTTCATCAGCAGTCAGCGCGGCTTTATCTTTCTCAGGAAACAAAGAAACTCCAGCTCCAGCCTTGGGCCCAGCTCCAGCCTTGGGTCCAGCTCCAGCCTTGGGTCCAGCTCCAGCCTTGGGTCCAGCTCCAGCCTTGGGTCCAGCTCCTGGTCCAACTTCAGTTCGGGAACCAGCCGAGGAACCAGCTCCATCTCCAACACCGAGTAGTATTGGAGTACTCGAAGGATTTTCTAAATTTGAAAATTTAGGAATAAATTACGAAGATGAAAATTGCGACACAGAAACATCAGTCGATGCGTGCAAAACTAAATGTAATTACGACCGTGATTGTACATCATTTATATATAACCCAGAAGAACAAAAATGTTGTTTAACCACTGGAACGAGTGATATAACATATAATCAAAAACTTGTAACATTTGTTAAAACTTTACCAAAATATAAAACCGTTGCACTTGGAGATCGTTATGGTGGTAATCTTGACATTATATCCGATACAAATTTAGAAGGATGTGCGAGTAGTTGTGATAAAGACGACATGTGTGTAGGATTTTCATTTAAAAAGGACGGTTGTATATTGAAAAAAGAAGACGGTTTAGGATCTAGATATTCGGAAACGGGTTACCAATTTTATGAAAGAGAAGAAGTACCCACTTCAAGTGGACAACCAATGGGTCGCTATGTTAAGTTGGAACAAACGGTCGCATACAACGAGGGTGAGTCGGGTGACGATAAATATAAATGGATCAACTTTGCCGAACTTGAAGTGTTTGATGAACGTGGTACAAACTTGGCTGGAGGTAAAACTGTAACCGGAAGTTCACAATACTCCCCAACGTATGGTTATGTAAATCTCACTGACGGTAATAAGACCACTATGACATCCACTGGAACTACAAACAGAGGCGAGTATGATTTCCTGGCAGTTGACCTTGGCTCAAAAAAGAAAATCAAGAAGATTGTCATTACTAATCGAAGCGACTGCTGTAAGGGGCGTGCTATTGGTGTGAAAGTAGTCATTCTTGGTTCCGATGGCACTACTGTAGTGAAGGAATCTTCACCCATCACAACTTCAGCTGACACCTACACACTCACTTTCCCAGGAAACACCTGGAGCTAACCTAAGTCATCATTTGGTACTTAAAAGTTAAATAAAGACGAGGAACGTTATATAAAAGAGTAAAAATGTATTCGGCTATTGCCAACAATAGCTTCTCCTATCTTCTCACTCTTGATGAGTTTAGGAAGGGGCTTCCCGAAGAGACAAGACCTTCTTGGATAAAGATTACAACAATCACTATGGTCTCAAGCTTTATCCAAGAGATTGATATTAAAAAACTCCGCCACATTTTTGAAAATATTGGATCTTTCAAATTGAGACGATCTGGAACTAATGGCGACGCTGGATTTGAATGGAAATTGAAACCAACAACTTTCTACAATCAGGTGACTCTTACATACCATGACAGTTACAGTACCAAGTCTGTGAAGGTTTTTCCAAATGGTTCCATTCAAGTTGCTGGATGCTGCGATCTCTTTGATTGTAAGCGAATCATCACCCAGCTGACCTACATCTTCAAGACTTTCTTGGGAATGGAGGTTCAAATGCCAGTGGATTCTTTCAGAGTTGTCATGATCAACTCCAACTTCAGCCTCAACTATAACATCAACTTGATGAGAGTGGCTCAACACTTTGAAAATCACCCAGACATTTTCAAGGTATCCTTTGAACCAGACAGATACTCCGCTGTGAAGATCAAGTTTCAACCAGCTCAAGATATGAAAGAGATTACTACGAGTATCTTCTCAACTGGCAAGATTATCATCACCGGTGCGGAGACGCTCAAGGAGATTGCCTTTGCTTACAACATTATCAATCAACACATCAACGATGATACACAAATTCGTGTATCACCCACAGAAGAGAAAGATGTTTTTGATGTATTTTTGGGACACAAATGCGAACCCATGGTGAAACTTCTCAGAAGTAAGGGTTTCAACTCGTGGCTCCAAACAATTACCAACAGGCAAATTAATTTCTAACGTTACAGTAACAAAATGTCTCAACGACTTGGAATGGCCGATGGTCGATGCTTCACCATTCACTCTTCAGCCCAACTGACTAACAATTATTTGATGAAGCAAAATGGTATCACTTTTGAAGACAACTACTCTTACCGTCAAGCTCTTCAAAAGCAAGGTCCAGAACTTCTCAACAAGATGCAAGAGCAATCTCGCGCCACTTGCGATCCATGTGATCGATACACTGATATGTCTAAGATCTATTAGACAACTGAGCTAAATTCTCGTAAAAACTTTAGAATCATACTCTAGAATGTCACAATGTGCCATATGTCTCAATGAGGTAAGGTCAACAAGGACTAATCCCCCAATCCGTTGCGGACATATGTTTCATTCCCATTGTATAGAAGAATGGAAAAGTAAAGGTAAGAATACTTGTCCAATTTGTAGAAAGTTATTTGACGTTTCAAAATTTAAGGTTGTAGTTACGATACAAAACAACTACACAGCAGCTTCAAACTCTGTGTCGTTGGGGAGTCAATCCGTATTTAATGTAATGGATCTTTTTGATATATCATTTGACGTTGAAAATGATTTGGATTTAGACAGTCTTCTGGCGGACCTTGGGGTGAGTCTTTCCGACTTTGATGCCCTTGTCCTTGACGCAGAATGAACTACAGTAGCGTTCATAGTTTAGACCTGGATAGTTTCTATCAGCC